TACAAACCGATTGGGCGTTGTGGTTTACGCAAGTCTGCGAAAGCTTTACCGCCTCTTGCTGCGCTGCCCCTCTTGGGTCTTTCCAGAATTTGCCAAGGTCAAACTGGCGAACTGCGGAAGGATTGAACCCGCTAGGAGTAGGCTTTGCAGCCTGTCTCATGTATTCAAAATACTCGGCAGCAGTGTCGTGACTTGGAATCTGCTTTTCGAGCATAAGTTTCTCAATTTCTGGTATATCTTCTTTTCTAACATTTTTGTTAGTAATAAGATTGTTTCTACGCTTTTCTAATTCAGACTGAGCATCTCTTTCTCTGAGCTTAGATTCCAAGGCTTGCACTCTTGCATCAGATGCACTAATGGCTCTGTTGGTGTGCTCCTCAATATCCAACTCAGGAATAGGCATCCCAGGCTTAATTTTTTTAGTCATCCGCAAGAAATCCTTGCGAGTGTCTGGATTTTCAGCAAGCGTTTGAGCCAGACTAGCTAACTCATCTCGTGCTTCAAGTGAAAGATTTTCTAAAGACATTTTGTTACCCTCTTACCGTTGTTATATAACTTTTTTACCGTCTGCTGGTTTCTCAACTCTCATGCCACCAAAGGCAGCTTTAGCAGCACCTGACAAACCACCAAGCTGAGAATAACGTGGAGTGTTAACCACTACGCCATTTTTTTGGTTGTTGTCTGTAGGTCTACGGGGTTGAGAATTACCTCTTGGTTTATATAAATCCATGATTTTTCCTTACATTGGGGGTGGGGGAAGCCCTGGCATACCACCAGGAGGGGGAGGCATACCACCGCCAGGCATTGGAGGTGGAGGAGGCATACCACCAGGAGGTGACATACCAGGTATAGGTGAACCAGCCATTGCTTTTCCTTCTGGAGTGCCACCACCTGCTTGCGGTAATGTCTGCAACATCTGTAGGATTTCTGACTGTTGTAATTCGTTTGTTTTGTTTTTTCTTGCACCAAGAATTTTATTGATTGCTCCGATAGCTGCCAAGGCTGCTTTGCCTTCTTCAGAATCAGAACCTAGTGCAGGTAAGGATTGCTCTAGTAAGTCTTGAGCCATACCTAAATTAATTTTTGCTGCCTCCTTAGAACCCATCTTAGGTTCAGGGGTAGACATTGGAGAACCCATAGGAGGTACTTCAGCATCAGACATGTTAGCGCCTGGAGGGGGTGCGTCAGGTGCGCCAGGCATAGGCGTACCAGCAGAACGACTGCCTTTCATTAACTCCATTAACTTATCTGACGGAACACTCATATTTACTCCTTGCCTAGTTTGTAACCACTTACAAACTAATTGTCAATAGGGTGGCAGTATTTTACGACATACTGCCAATGTCGGCATAATTACTTACGCTTGTGTTTGCGTGAACCACGTTTCATGGGAAGCTCCTTAAACAAACAATTTCTCATTAAGGGGAGAAACCATACCCTATCCTCTTTCAAGAATTACCGTCTGGTCTTGCGACCTCTTTTGCCGTATCTGTGCATCATGGTGTTATCCTTAATTAAGTTCTGGCGTAGTTGCGTTGCGTTCTACCGCCAGTTGCGTTTTTAACACCCGTTGTTCTCTGTGTCAAGCCTGGTCCAGAAGTTTGTTTACGCAGGGTGTTCGTGCTTACCCGTGGCTGGTCTGCCTTGGGGCTAACTCTTGCTCCACCTACATTTGTTGTTGCCATTATCCAGCTTTCTTCAGGTCAGGTTTACCGTGTTCTTTGCTAGGAGGTTGTTGCGGTTGTGAGGCTTGTTTTTCCTCCATTTTCTTCAACCGTTCTATCAACTCCTCTTTCATTGGTGGCTCTATTAAATCAAGTAATGATTTTTTGTCAATAACCCCTGCTTTAAGAAGGTTAAACGCAAGCGTCCTTGTGTCTTCAGTAAAGATGGGCGAGTTAGAGTGACCGTCCACCTTAACCGTAAATTCTTTTGTGAATTGTTCCGCAATGAAAGGTACACCGTGCGTGTCTTTGAAGTGCGTATCATCATAAAGTTGCATAGCCTTTAAGTACAAGGTTGCTAACTTTTCTAATGAGTCTTCAATGATAAGCGCCCGCTTTTTAACTCTGGATGAACCCAATCTAGCCAATTGACTTGCGTGTCCAGCAGAACGTACCCCCGCCTCACCCTTACCCTGTAGAACGTTACCCACTCCTGATGCTTCTTCAAACATAGCATCTATCTCACGCATTTCAGTAAAGAGGTCTGGTGGCATAGTGGGCGCTAACTTCTCTACTTTAGCGTTAGGCATGTCGGTAGATAAAAGACCTCCAGCTCGGTTCAAAGCGAAATTCTTTTCGTCCAAGATTCCCGTAAATCCTATTAGGGCGGTTGGAGGTGAAACTTGCTTGGATAACAGGTCCAGGATTTCAGTCATGCGCCTGTTACGCAACTGCTGCAAGTAGATTAACCGTTGTACTTCACTACCACCCCAGTAGTAATCATAGAGTGGGTTAGGACATATCTGGATGAACGGGAGTTCACCCTTGATAAACATTTCTTCCCCAGAGCGCTCGTAAATAATTACGTCTGGGTCTGCTTTTGTAACGACCGTGTAGTCTGCAATCTCGTCATTCCAACACCACAGTTCAGTCATCTCAACCGTATCTTCTGAGACTTCTGCTTTGTAGCGATTGCCACCTGCAAGGTCTAAGTTAACGTTACCGTATATGGTTGGGTTGGACTGGGAAATAATAATGCGCTCTAGACCGTTGGCTATCTCGGTCCTCTCGTGAGGCATAGAATTTATTTTGTGAAGTATCTTCTCTCTGTTGGGATGCTTGTACAGCCGTGCATACAACTCAGACTTGGTGATGTAGTATTTATGAATGATGGCTTCTTGCCTGTCTGTGTACGTTATGTCCTCACGTAACACACCCACCGTACCAGGTTCAACCATGTACGGGTGAATACCGTTGTTCATAATGAGCTTGACATACGTTGTTCCGTAGACAAGTGCCCAGGTGGTTGCAGTAGAAAATACTTGGTCAGCGTTGCTATTTAACCACTCGTTGTTTAGCGCTTTTGTAAGGGTTGGTATTTTTGTGTGTTCGTTTTCTGGTACTGAAGCGCCCAAGTTTATTGAAAAACGTGTGGTCTCAGCAGAGTAGAGGAAAGAAGTAACCTGGTCTAGGTGGGGGAAGATTTTGTTGTAAAGAGCAGGAGCTTCATCAGGACCGTTTCCAAACAAGTACCAATTACGCAGTGAGGCATAGTCAACCTTTCTGGAGTTGAGAGACACTTCGCATTTATAGATGAGGTCATTAAAGAACTCGTCTCTATCTAGCATCCCTTTTGGTATCTTCATTGTTACTCCGAACTTGAATTAATCTTAAGTCCCTCATGGTCAACCTGAGTCCCTGCACCAGGTCTTGGTGGTACAAATTGTCCTACACTTTTGGGTAAAACGCTAACAGCTTCGTCAGCAACGGGTTTAAACTGCCCACCCATGACGGATTTGAGGTTGATATTACCACCATTACCCCAATTCACGCCACCCAAACGTTGTTTAATCATTTCCTCCTCCTGTCTCTTCTGATGTTGGGCCATAGCAGCGCCCGCTTCATCAAAAGCCTTGTCAGAGAGCTTATTTTTACGTTTTAAGTACCCAGTTTGATGTTCACCCGCCTTTGTAGATTTAATATCGGTCATATCAAACTCTAAAGCCAGTTGTTTAAGGTTTTTATCGTTTTTCTTAGTGTTTTCTGACTTTATACCCACTGGTTGCAGAAATATCACAGATAAATCCCCCTGACAGAACTTTATGGGGCATTTAGCCTCCCTAGATTCAAATACACCATGCTCTGTACACATATAGTCTTTAAGAACGCCCATATTACCCCCTCTTTCTAAGTTTTTAACAGAATATTGTCGAAATTTGCGTAATCATGCCTATTTAGAGGCTTGCTTTGAACTTTAAACCCCCCGTTAGTAAACACCAACTTGTTCATTGGTATTACTGGGGGCGCAGGTTCTTTTCTGTAATCAGGATAAGTCTCGTTGGTATGTTTCTTCATTACCCGCAAGCGCCCCTCTTTCCAGTGTATGTAGGCTCTGTTAAGCCCTCGCTGGACAGATTCAGTCATAGGAAGTTTGTTTTCTTTGATGATGTAGAGGAACAGACGGTCAGATATACCCGCTATTTCACAGAAATTCTTAATAGATATGCCCCTATCCTTGTCATCTAAAAATAGTTTTAGTTCTTTTTTAAGAGTTCGTTTGTCAAGAGGTTGCATCTTTCCCTCCCCATACGCCAATCATCTTTAAATAGTTACTGACATTCTTGCCTACCGCCAGTTGTTCAGGAGTGTAGGTGTCTTGTTTAACTGACATTTCTTTTGACAGGCGCATCCCTATAAGTCTAGGTTGTACTTGTTCTGCCCAGGCAATGGTTGCGAGTGCAGCAGCTATCACACGGTCATCCTTACCCCGACCAGGTGCACCTATAAATCCATTTTCACGGACTATACCCTTCATCTCTTCTAGCAAGTCCATGCTGAAGATGCCCATCATGCCCCTCTCAAAATAATCTTTCATGTAGGAGAGCATACGTTCTTTACTACTGGAGGTGGTCAGGAAGCCTATGGAGTTGGAGAGTCCACCCATAGTGTCGTTACGTCTCCAGATGTAGTTTTGCATACTACCGAGTACGTCCATCATATCTGTTGCCATCCTACCTTGCATAGCGGTGGCTAAACGTTTGAGGTTTCTGAGTTCGTTGATGACGGCTTGTCCTGGCCCGTTGACTTCGAGGTTAAGAGTCGAATTTTTGTATGCTCCAGCAAGGTGAGCAATGACCCAAGCGAACTGGTAAGTGTTAAGCTCCGATGTGGCGAATTCAGCAACTTGGTCAAGTCCGTCTGCATAGACTCGATAGACTTGTATGCAAAATCTGTCAGCCCAGTCTGAGCTGCCGTAAGCTGGGTCTGCCCCGATAACGTAGTAGGCGGTATCAACGGGTTGTTGCCATATCCGTAGCGTTGCCAAACGGTCTGAGGACGGTAGGCACTCTGTGTCTTGGAAGAGTTGTCCAAAGGCATATCTATAACATTCGTACTCAAGGGTTTTGGCGTGTTTTGCTGCATCTGTGCACCTACTGTTAGAAAAGAAACTTGTACCCGTCATAACAAAGGCATAGTCCTCGGTAGGTGGAAATTCTTGGTACATCAACGTTTCATCTTTGATGCCTTCTGCCATCTTCCAACGCCACCAAGCCATCTGCCTGGAATTAACCTCAACACCGTATAACTTCTTGATTTCTCTAACCCATTCTTTTTCTTCAGGTTTGAGTTTACCGTCCCAGTAGACTTTGTACTCTTTTGTCTCTGGTCCTACAGAATAATACTCGTTACGCCACCATCCGCAAAATATGGCTCTCTGTGTTCTAGCCCTTTTAGCAGTCTTGTACATGTCGTGGAACATGTTAAAGCCCTGTGCAGTAGATTCAAAGATGTACAGGCGTTGGGGATTCTTTTC